TAAACTTTTTTCTTCGTAATATTTAATACATTCTGCTATCGTTTGCTGTCTTATATACTCGTCTCTAATTTCTCGTGACGAGGGCCTTGGTAATTCACTCTCCCAACGATCTATAATAAATTCACCTGCAGAAGTTAAATCGTAGCTAGCGCCGGGGGCTAAAGACTTCATTACCGTATTAATGCCCCAAGAAAAGCCATTCTCGTTCGTATAAGCTTTAATCGTTTCTTCTATATTAAGTTTTTTTATAATCATTTAATAAATTTTATTTCCAATGTGGACCAAAACCCCACATAGCAACACTTTTTCTTATACCTTTTGTGACAGGTTTAACCGCATGAAAAAATATAGATGGAAATATTAAAATACTTCCTGGTTTAGATAATTCTTTTATTTCCGTTTCTTTTGAAGAAAAAATCATAAATTCACCTCCTTTATAATCTTGTTCTGATGTATTTATCAGAAAAGTTAATTTAGAAGTATAGGGCTCTTGTTGTGATTCTCCATCATAATGAAAGTTATAACATCCATTATTTTTTGAATCATAAATATTTAAAAATATTCTATTATAATCGGTTATTTTATAAAGATCAAAACCAAAAATTGTATTATTTATAAAATGTAAATATTCAACTGCTTTTTTTAAAATTAATTTACATTCTTTATATTGAGATACTATTACTTCACATTTTTTTAATGATCCTTGATGTATATCATTCCAATTTTTATCTCTATTTATTAAAATTGTTTTATTAATTTTTTTAACTTCTTCTTTAGTAAAAAAATTTTCATTAAAAAACCAATGATGTTTCATATTATAAGTTCCGTTAAATTTTTATTATTACCGATTGCGCCTTTAATAAAGACATTAAAAGCTAAACTTATTCTAGTATTAGTTCCTTCTTTATTTTCAACCATGTGAGTTAAAGAAGAGGGAAACATTACTAAGTCTCCAGTTTTAACAGTAAACCACCAAGATTCAGAGTTCCATATATTCCAAGTTTTAATTTCTGGTTTAATAGTTTTATAACCATCATTAAAAAATTTAATTTTATCTAATTCTTTATGGCAATTAATATAAAAAACTCCCGATACTAATGAATTAGGATGCGCGTGTTTATGATGAAATTGATTTGTTTCAGTATAATTTAACCAAGATTGAGTAATGTAAGGAGTAACTGCGTCGGTTGAAGATATTACTTTTTTAAAATAATCTTTTACTCTTAAATCTAATTCTTTCTTAAGATTTAAAAATGGTTTCTCATTTAAAATATAATTATTATTAGATGTAATATTACCTTCATTTTTATAAAAATCTTTCTTATTTTTATCTACGAATTTTAATTCTAAGGGTGATAATGTTCTATCTAATTTAGACATATAGATAGGCGTTGGAAATATTCCGTTAATAACTGCTTCTTTCATTCTAACTTTTTTTAAACTATTTTAGATGTTTTGTAAAGTCCAAGATTGATTTTCTTCGTTCCAAGTATATCTTTGTCCATCATTTGGATAAGCTATAGGAGCTTCCCATCTACAAATATCTTCATTTAACATCCAACTATTATAAGGTTTAGGTGGTATAAAAGCGTCTCTTTGTGAATCGTAAGTATATCCAATACTCGCATGGTTTTTTCTAAAAGGTATTCCGCCTTTTGTATGAACTCCTTCTATTGTATTGTATGAAGTTTGTTTCCAAATAGAATTTGGTTCATTGTAAAGTTTTTTTAAAAAATTAATTCCTAGCTGCTCTTGTTCTATTCCATTTGAATCTTTTAATACTTCATTAACAACAGAAACTACTATTGTTACTATATTGTTTTCTATTTTTGCAAAACTAGCCATTATGCTGTGTAACTCCCACTTCCGTTAAATACTAAAATTTTATTACTTCCTGATGTAGATTCTGTAGGTGAACCTGTTGTTGCGCCAGAAAAACTTGAAAGTGGCATACTTAATATAACAACTCCTTTTCCTCCCGCACCTGCATTAGCAGGAGAACCCCCAATAAAATCTGCGCTACCCCCTCCACCACCTCCTCCAGTATTTGCATCTCCTGGTGTACCAGCACCTCCAGATTGTACTCCAGTATTTGTTCCACCATTTCCTCCACCACCTGCTCCACCTGGGCCACCAGCTGAATTTCCATTAGGAGTTTGATCTCTACCTCCACCACCACCACCACCTGCTCTTGTTACAGAAGAACCAGTTATTGAAGAAGCTGTACCTGCACCGCCTGTGCCAGCAATCGTATGAAAAACACCATTTCCACCTACTGCACTAGCACCACCACCTGCTCCAGTAGCATCACCAGAACCACCGATTGATGAACCACCTGAATTTCCTTGACTTGGTGATGTGGCTGGAGTATTACCTGCACTTCCAGCAATAGTTCCACCCCCTCCACCTCCTCCACCTGAACCACCTGTTGTTCCGTTTAAAGCATATCCTCCACCTCCTCCACCTCCAGCAGAAGTAATTGTAGTTAATCCTGTGCCTGAAATTTCTGAAGGTGAACCTTGAGGACCATTGCTACCTGACGGGCCACCTGCGCCACCGGCTCCTCCGTCTCCAACTGTTATTGTAATTAATGTTCCTGAATCCACTGTTTGAGTTGATGTTCTATATCCACCTGCACCTGCGCCACCACCTATGTTTGAAGCACCTCCACCACCCCCAGCTATAACTAAAAATTCTATCGAATATGGAGGTTTTTTTTCACCAGTCAACCCAAATCCTTTTGCCGAACCGGCACCACGAGAGGAAAGAATAGGCATTATATAGTCTCCTATTTAAATTGTGTTAAGGCTGCTAGTACTGTGTATGTTGATGCTGCTGTTTTAAGAGCTGTGTAAGTGTAGACATCATTAGATGAAGCATTTCCTGCTGTTGGAGCACTTCCACCTTGATAAACTACTGTAACGTTTGTAGTTGTGCCATCAACTTGTACTACGTTATTATAAAATGTTGTGTTGCCTTGTTTTGTAATTAATGCAACTGTTGCAGATTCACCGGTATTTAAAGCCGCGTTTAATGCAGTTGAAGAATTTCCTCTTAAATTAACTGTAAAGTTTGCACCTAAATTAACGTTTTGAAAATATACAGCTTGAGTAAGTACGTCATATGTAAATGTAGTTAGAAATGTAGTTGATATAGTTGCAGATTCAAACACACCAAATATTTTAGATTCACCATTTAATGTAATTCTTCCAAGATCACCTTTTGGAGTTAAAGTTAATCCAACATTTGTATCTCCACCTGTTGCAGAAATAACTGGATTATTTCCAGTTGCTGCGTTGGTAACTGAAATTTCGTTTACTGCTGATGCTGTAGTTGCAAATTTAATTTGCTCATTACCACTTTCATCACCAATAAAATTGCCACCGTCTATTAAAATATTTTTTGCATTTGTGTCTAAATTTGCTGCAAGTGTTGGAGCAAAATCATTAGATAATTTTCCAATGTTAGAATCTACAACATCAGTTCCATTTAAATATAAAAGTTTTGTTCCTTTATCTGTTGCAGAGAAAGTAACACCTGTTTGACCAGCAACTTTTACTGTTACAGTAAAAGCACCTGATGTACTATTTTTAATTACATAAACTTTTTCATCTGGTCCTGTTGCATCTGAAGGAATAGTAACATCTACGTTTCCTGAAATAGTTCCTGTAAGTTCTAATACTGCATTTTTACCATTTGAAAGTGCACCATTAGTGTATGTTAATGTAACTCCTGTTGTTGCATTTAATGCAACCGACTCATAACCAGCAATTGCTTGCTGAAGAATAACTAAATTTGTATTTGTAATATCACCCCATGTACCGGCGTTTTCGCCTGTAACTTGAATTTCTAGTTTAAGGTCTGTTGAATAACTTGATGCCATAATTTTATCCTTATTTTGTTATATTATTAAATTTAAGCGGCTGTGTCAATCTCTATCCAAGTTGCATCAGTTCCGGTATTAATTTCAGTCCAGATTTGATTATTAATACTATTTAACGCTATAGTCAATCCATTTCCTGTTACTTCTATAACAGAAGTTCCTCCAGCAAATACTGTACCTACTGCTATATTTAACCCTATTCCAGTTACACTTGCAATAGTATTTGCATCTCCAATTGCAGTTCCTTGAGCTATATTTAATTGTTCTCCAGTTAGTGTGACATTACCTGTTCCAATAACAACTGTTCCAACGTCTAAAGTAACAGTCATTCCAATACCAACAACTGTAGCATCTGGACTTGGATCTACTTCACCTTGAGCAATTTCTTGTGTTAAATCTACCTCTGAATCATTCCAACTTTGTTCACTCCATCCTACAACTCCCCATCCTACAGGAGATATAGAAGATACTTCAACAGTTACACTTACATCTATATCTTCATTACCTTGTGAAATATTTAATTGTTGACCTGTGACAGAAACAAATTCCCATATACCATCAGCGCCCCAAACTTCTTCACCCCAATAATATCTTCCCCAGCCTTGTCTATTGTAAGCTTCAACTGTTCCTACAGATAAATTTAATTGTTCTCCTGTAACGTTTGCATCAGGTCCAACATCTACTTCATTTAATGATGTATTTAGTTGTAATCCTGTTACGAATGCATCAACGGTTATAATTTCTGTTACTGAATTTAATGTTAAATTTAATTGTTGTCCTGTAACATCTTGTTGTATACCAAGTGCTACTTCTGCTACTCCAACACCACCCCAATTATTAATTGAAGAATTCCAAGTTAATTCTCCCCATCCATTTCTAGGTAAAAGACTTATACTAAGAGCATTTCCTGTGACATTTACTTTTAATCCGCTTTCTCCCCAATTCTCAATACCCCACCTATCAGATCCCCAACCTTCATTTGGAAATGCGTCAACAGAATTTAATGAAATATTTTGTTGTAAACCAGTTAAAGATTGATTTACATTATTTAATTGATTCCAAGATCCACTACTCCAACTAAGCTCATTCCAACCGTTAGCCATAATAGGTAACTCCTATTATGCGTTGCCGATTCTTAGAATAGCTGCCGCTGTTGTATCTGCTGGAAACTGAATTGTGAAAGTTCCAGATGTTGCTGTCTTATCACTTCCAAAATCTAATACACATACTGCTGCGTTAGTGTTTGATGTATTGTAAATCAAAGCTCCTGCTGCAGTTAAAGTAACTCCAGTAAAAGATATATCTGCAAAGTCTATAAATGCAACACCACTTGAAACAACTGGTGATACATTTGTTAAAACTCCACCACCTGTTACATACTGACCAGTATTTGCAACTTCATTTGTTGAAGTGTAAACTGTTGTAGCTGAATTTAAAGTTGCTGCAGAAGTATATAGAGCTAATTTAAAAACATTTCCTGTTGTCAACGTAAAATTATGCTGACCTTGTAGAAGTTGTCCTTTGATAGAATTTGCTACTGCTTGTGTTATTGCCATAATATTTTCCTATCCTTGTTTTTGAATCTGAGGTGAACCTTCTTGGTATTCATCTCGTCTTCTTCTTCCCATTTGTTCAATAGAGAATCCTTGTAGCACACTTTGATACTTTTGTTCATAAAATTGTATCATGTCTGCCGGACCCTTTAAAAACCCGTATGCCTCAACAAGGCACGCATACAATAAACCAGTGGGAAACTGATTACTTAAATATGTTGTCGTATTACTAACAGATAATCCTGCTGGCTTCAAGATATAATTTAATTGCATAGTGTATGTCAAGTCTGGAATTGGGGCTAATACTATTGTTTGTTCATCCCAATAACTAAAATATTTAGGTAATCCTTGTGCATTAGTGCTGTTATATTCATTAATAAATCCAGTATCTCTATATTCTACTACAGCATTAGGACCTGTATATGCACCTCCTGGAATGATTTGAGCTTCTCTTATAATCAAAGTTTGATCTGTTAAAAGAGGTGTACTTACGTAAGGTTGAGCTGCAATAACAGAAGCTGTTGCATATTTTCTATTATTATCAGAATCTACTTCTCTTAAAATTCTAAATTCAGCATCTAATATAAATCCATTAACAATAGTAGATGTAAATACATTTGCATCCACCTCCGTATAATCTCTAATTTTTTGTACTAATTCTGCGTATGTCATATTAAGCTTTTAATGTTACTGGGCCTGCAGAACATTGTGCCCCGCCGCCAGATACATTTCCTGTTGTTGCTGTACTTGTACTTAAGAAATAAAAATAATTCAATGGATCTCCAACAATACCAGATGAATCAATTTTTCCAACTGTAATCGTAAAACCATTTGCATTTGAAATATCTGTTACATTATCAAAGGATGGAACATCTTTAAACGAAGTCTCGCGCGCGGGCGTGCCCGGGATTACTACTTCTGGTGGTCCTCTAAATCTAACAATATTTCCAGTAGATCTTCCGTGGTCTTCTGAATAAACATTAATATAAGTAGAACCTGCATATTTAATTGTAGTAAAAGGATCTGGAGTTAATTCAATAATAACAGGTGGTTCTGTTCTATCAGGATGTGCATATTGTAAACCTTGTGGATCCGCTGTTGTTGGAGTGGGATCTAATTGAGGTTGCTTTGCTTCATATTCA